AAAATACCTTGCGTTTACAGTTTTTCCACTGTTGTCAGGATCGCTTGTTGTGAAATAAATATCATATCTGCTTGGTTGTTGCATATCTGAAAGAGCTTTGATAACATCAATGTCTCTTAAATTCTGTTCATAATCCCAATTATTTACTGAAAAGAAACTTTCAATTCTTGAAGTTATATTAGTTTTTATTTCATCTTCAAACTTTTTATAATATTTATCCATTACCACATTAACAGAAATGTTAGTTAAAATGATTTCGCCATCAAGAATGCTAAGATAATCAGTCATCATTTTGTTAGCATTTATGTGTTGCATAAACTCATATTTAAATTGACTGGATGATTTTTCTAGATCTAAATTGTTTACTTTTGTTAAAACATAAAGTTCAACAATGTTGGAACTACACCCAGAATGTCTCAATACAGCATTTGCTTTACCCATCACTCCATTATAAGGTGTTGCAAATAAATTGGCATAATTTTTGTAATCACTGCCAGAAACACATCTATTTTGAGATTGATTGTAAATTGGAAGTTTATATCTAATATCATCAATCGTTTCGCCAGCATATCCATGCTCTCCTTTAGTGTAATTTGTCAAATTGACAACCGCACTGTAAACTTCACCTGAAATTGGTATTAAAGTTTGGGTATTTACGAAGTTGCTGACAATGTTACCTGATGGTCCACCACCTATTCTGTAAACAATTTGTATTGTAGATCCAGCAGATGGAATGTATCCTGCTCTATTGTTACCAAATATAATATAAACTGAATAATCAGAATTATATTCAATTCTATATTCTCTTCTAGGAGATGATTCAGTAAAATATTTGACTTGATCCCACTTTGTGCCATCAACGCTTACACGAATGGAATCAAGCAAGACTGGACTGTAAGTTAACAAATATGCCTGATCAGTTCCACCTACAGCACCAAAAGCATCACTATAAGTTCTACCTTCTAATCCAACAATATTACTATTGATCAATGTTCCATTGTTTATGTAAATGTTTTCATCGTAAATAGGTCTATTTAACGAATCAGAAGGAAACAATTCTATTGTTGTGGTAACATTGTTATTTAATATGTCAACTGGATATGGTGTTGGTATTTCTAAATCAACATTGTAAGTCGTTTGCACTCTTGCAGACCAAAGGCTTTTACCAGCAATTGGCGGTTGAGGTTCATAACCAACAAGCTTTGCTAATCTCAAAGCATTTTCTAGTTCTGTAACCGTATCAATAAATACTTCATTGGCTATTTGATCTGTCTTAAATGAAAGAGTGTCTGCAATAAATGCCCAATTTTCAATAAGCATAATACCAAGACTTGACTCAACAAAATCATTAAACTCAGCGCCAAATTTTTCTTTAATATAAGCCACCAAACGAGACTTCATTGACCAAAAATCTTGATTAGTATAATTTAAGGAAAATATTTGAGGTCTTGTGTTATTAGCACCAAGTTTGTATGGCTTTAAATCAAACGGACATTTTTCCAAATCAGCCCCCTTCAAATGGTATTGCTAAAATTAAATTTTCAACAACATTGATTTGCTCTGGATTTATATAGTTAATTTTTACCAAGACTCCATTCTGATTTGTATAAGTTCCTTCCTCTTTATCACTTTCAGATAAATTAGCGACAACAATCGACTTAACAGTAATTCTTGGTTCCCATGTAGCAATTGCATTCGTAATCGCTTCAGTTATAGCTGATCTTGTTACCTCGTTATTAGGCTCGTAAAAAAATTTACGCAAAGGTGTGCCAAATTGAGACAACATGACTCTATCACCGGGATTAGTCAAAATTAACTGGATTAAATCACTTTTAATATTTCTTGGTCCTAATTGAGTGTAAAAAAATCCTAAAGGATTTTTTGACACCGGAAACGGAAGACCTTTTAACACAATTGCCATTAAAACTCCTAAATAATTATTTTCAACTAAGAGGTAACCCTCCAGAACACTGATCATCACCCGGAGCACATGCTTCTATATTTAGATTGCCAATTCCAATCCCAGTAGCTGCATTACTACAAGAAGCATAAACTCTATCACTTGCTTTAATACAACCATTTGGCATTAAAACCAATATTGGGAATATGCCCGGAACACACTCTTCTTTATTCGCAGTTGCTTGAGCGGTTGCTTGATCCAGTTCTGGTTTCAATAAATTCTCTGGAGGACTTACTCTATTGTTATCAGTATTGCTTGGTGGTTTGTAATCTCTACCAGCTAACAAGAATATTTTTTCGTCCACTTTGACAACATGATTTTTTCTGCCAATGTGAAAGAAATCTTCCTCTGTATAATCCAACCTGTTCGTTTTAACATATATTATCTTGTGACCCTCGATAACATCTAAAGCATTCTCTTTCGCATACAAAAATAAATTTCCACCTGATCTTACTTGTATATATCCCGATTCGTTAACATCTGGATATCCCTCTTGTAATTGAATAATATGAGGTCTTGAACCATTCTCAATAGTTTTTTGAGGAGCAATAATATCAATTGATTGCCCTTGAGTTGTTTTTTGATCAGGACTGTCATTTAATGTAATTTGTAACCCATAACCAGTTCTTAATTGCATATAAGCTGCATTAGCATTGTTCTGAGGGAATACTCCATCTTTACGACACCCGTATTCTCTTTTATTGCCCTCGTCAGACATAATAAATTGGTGTTTGCTAGTTGATGTCATAATAATACCTTGACCAGCTGAAGCTCTACCATCACAATTAGGACCATCAACAGCATCACACAAAAATATTTCATTTCCCAAAGCACTATGTAATTTTATTCCATTTGAATCACTACGAACCGTATCAGATCCACTATCAGTTCTTTCTAAATCATTCATTTCAATCAAATGACCAGTTGCTGATTTCCAATATGTTCTGCCAGCAAATTTATTGTCACAACCAAAATCAAATGCTTCTGTACTCCTGTTCCAATCCATAGATCCTCTTGGTTGATTCACAGAATCATCCATCACAAGAGTATGACCCGAAATAGAAAGTATCTGTACTCCAGTTTGAGGTAAATCACATTTATTGTTTTGAGGAGTTTGTGGACCTCTGTAAGGTCTACACTCGCTTGCTTGTTTGAAAAATGGATTTCTACCATTTTGACTATCTGGTCTCTCTTGTGTTTCTGGTTTGCCACCAATAATAGTTGATTGACTCGATGACGCATCACTTGAATAAGCACAATCTGTATTTTCGCTTTTTTTATTTAAAGCTTCATTGGTAACTGTGGAATTTCCCGACATATCAATTGCTGTTTGCCCATTTGAAGCGTTATTTATGTCGTAAACAGGAGGATTTGGAAGTCCTACAATACAACTCGTATCTCCATCTTTTTGATTGTTAGCACATGTTGGATGCGCCCATTGACCAGCATAATGCAAATGGTCATCCTTAAATATCATCCAGTTCCCACAACCACTCATAATTTCAATTCTTTTCCACTTTCTATTGCATCTGGCATCCCCATCAACCATTTTCATCATGTGCTTTTCAGGAGTTTTAAACCCATATATATTGGGATATGTGGCTCTTGTTAAGATGGACTGGTCTTTACTTAATTGCGATATAGAATCAATATCATATCCATTATAAGATTCTGTATTCCAAGGAGGAAAAACTTGCGAACCATCATTTGGTCCACAAAGATATCCATTTCTTCTGCCTGCATATAATTGATTAAATTCTTCAATCGGCGTATTAAAATAACTCAACGATCCCGGTCCACGTTCTCTACACCATGTAGTTCCTAAATAATAAGCCGCTCCATTATTGCCACCTTCAAAAGCAATGATAACTGTTGACCCAGCTGGAGGAATCCATGATGAACCACTATCGTCAAATCCACCAAAAGATGATATAGGCAAAGCCCAAGGTAAACTTGAAACTTCTGAAGTAGGATCATCAAAAATTGGAGAAAACCACTGTACTCTATTTTGCTTCCAGATATCCATCGTACTAACGCAAATAGCAGAATAAATACCAAATTTACTTATAGGTTGCTTATATCTTGGATCTCGTAAATCTTTTGTTGCGACATTAAGTTCTGCAACTTTTGACTCAAGATTTTCTAATCTTTTATACATCTCTTCAGCCATGTCTGCCATATCAACCTCTAAGCTTTGTTCTTGGTGAAGGTATTTGTGTCAATTTTAAATCTGTAACCCATCCACCATCGTTTATTGTGTGATCACAACCTGTTACAGTATAAAATCCATCTGATATCATAGAATTAATTTTTGGATTTGCTAACCAATCTGTCTGAATACCAATTGGCGTTATACCTTGCGTAAAGACAGCAAATGGATTGATAAATATAATTTTTATCGCTCCACCCTTTATGTTTAAAGACCAAAGAAATCTAGGATCTCCCTGAATTGTCATGGTAGCTGTTATAGCACCAGCAGTTTCTGGTTTACTGTAGTTTTCAGCAGCAATTGCTGCAACACCAGCTTGCGCTTGCACTCTAGGTAAGTTTTTCGGAGCATCTCTATCCCAAGCATCATTTGCCACAGCTCCTCCCATCGCAATATCTTGACCCGGAGCTGTTTTTGAATTCTTTTCTTGATCAGCCTCGTTACCATCAAAAGGATTACATAAGTCTTTAACTTGTACTGCTCTAATGTTAGACCCACCACCCGCTTGACCACCTATAGCTTTATTGGGAATACCAACAAGATTTATTTTAGGAGAAAATCGTATTACTGGACTATAGTCTCCACCATTAACAACATATGTTCCTAAAAATGGTCCTAATCCGCAAAATGCCATCGAACCTCTTCTTTGAATGCAAAATGTACTGTCAGCTTCAACTAAATAAAGAGCATCATCATTCGCCCCTGTCGGGAACATCATGTAAACACCTTTGTTACTTGTGGTTACAAATGTATCCATATTTTTTCTAATAGCATCCAAAGGAGGCAAATTATAACCAGCATAAACTCCTTTTTTCGTTGCATTTGGCGCACTACCAGCACCTTTTTCTGCGCCAATACTCCACTCTCCATTAGCACCCTGTGGAGGTCTAGCCAAAATAACACGAGCTTTTGCAGGATCATCAAAGGCAATTCTTGGAGGACAATCACCATTTAACATTATCTCAGCCGCCCTTAACAACGGAACTTGTTGACCCGGTGCTCCTACCCTCTTGTTAACCGTTAAATTCGAATAAGGTCCATCTGCCGATTTTAAAATTAAATTATATCTCCATATGTTTCTTTCAACATGAACTTCTATCTGATGTAAAAAGAAATTAATGAATGGACCTATTGGTCTACCAGCAATTCTTTTGGAAGGAGAATTAACATAAGGCTGATAAACAGCTTTCTTTCCTTCAGAATTCACAAAGACATAACCAACATTAACCGAAACAATGAATATTTCTTGAGGCTTTACAACATTGTCATTGTTAATACCCTCTTTGTTCCAACATCTATTCTTATAGACTGTATTGTAAAATCCAATAAAATCATTTCCAGAAGTATCAACAATTTCTAAAGTTGCACCATACGCATTCTCAATCGACAAAGTAAAACTTTTTATAAACGCATTTCTAGATTCATTGCTTCCTAGAAAATTACCTGTAGAAACATAATATAATTGTTGTTGTTCTTGTCTTGCTACTTGCAATTGTTCATTGTCAAAACGCAAAACTCTATAGAACCTCGCCTCTACAAATGGAGAATACATTTGAAATGGCAAAGTCTCTGGAATACCTGTGGGTCCAGTAAACGGTAAAGCTCTTCTTAAATCACCGCATTGATTGTAGCTCGTACCATCTACTACAAAACTTGGAGGAATTTGATATTTTAAATTTATAGGCATGTTAAAATGTATTTATTGGTAGACGAATGGTTTTACCTGCAACAAAATCTTTTATATCATAAATACCATTTATTTCCATTATAAGCCACCAAGAATCAGGATAACCATAAACTTGAACAGAAACTAAATCAGGTCTATAAGCAAAACCTTCTGGAATCACAGCATACTTGTCATATGTGGTAACAGGATAAGTTCTCCTCTTATAAACTTCAAATGTAAGCTTCTTCTCGTCACCGTAAACATAAACTTTAGAATCTTGGTATCTAGACAAAGCATTAACGTATTTTGAAGCAGTTGCAGTTTTCGATTCTTCAATTTTATATGCCATTTTATGCCCCTAATTGTAGTATTCTTTCTGCGCCGGGAAGATATCTAGAATCGTAAACAACATCAAAGTCTAAATCTATATCAAGCTTCATAGGTAAATATCTACCAAATGGATAATCAGTATTCCAAACTTGATCAGTAGGAAAAGAAGTGGTATAACTTAACATTACAACATTTAGCTCAACACCATTATTAGCTAATAAATCACCACACTTAATGCTC